GCCAGTATATAAGCGTATCATGGAGAAGCGCGGAGAGCATTATAAGAGCGCTACTCCAGTACAAGAACCTAACGATGCATCTAAGTCATCTAAAGGTGCTCAAGATATGCTAAACACTCCTAAGGATGTAAAAGACAATCCAGAAGCTTCAGGAGATGATGTAAAGAAAGCTGCTAATGCAGGTCCAAATATGAAAGCTCGTCCCAACGACGGAAAGGTCGGAGATAAGAAAGTTATTCCATCAGCAACAAAGGCGTAATATTATGGCAATTAAACCTCCCGCATGGTGTTCACATGCAGTACCAGATAAAAACAAAGGCTGGGTAGATCCTAAATCAGGAGAATTATTTAAATCTTCTAGGTTTAGTCAAGCTGAAGTTGATGCATTTTACGGTGTAGCAACAGTACCTGACAACTCTCTTCCTCCTATAGAGGCTGTAGAAGCTGAACAAGCAATACAAGATATTAACACTGAAGGCAAAATTCAAGCTGCTATGAGAGATATGGAATCAGATTTGGATAGTATGAGTAAAGTTGAGCTAGAAGAGATGGGCAGGCTACACGGTGTTGAGCTTGACAGAAGAAAATCAAAAAAGTCTTTAATATCTACTATGAAGGGCGTACTCAGAAAATAAGTTATATATAATTTACATGTATAACTAATTGGGTGTGTTATGAAATTATTTGATGAGTTGTCAGAAGATAACTTTATGCTTTATGCAGTAAGACAATATTATAAACCTAACTGTATTGATGCAGAGGAATTTCATAATGACTTGAAAAGGTTTATGTATTTAAAAAGACTTTTTTATCGTTATAAAAACACAGGTGATGTATCAGAAAGATTAATACTTAATCATCTTATAGTATTATTTAATGTTTTTGATATTAAACCAACTCTAAAGATGTTAGAGTATCAAATAGAAGATAAGTATTGGTCAGCTCTAAAGCCTTTTCTTATCTTCTTAAATTATATAAGAAACGATCAGTATACTGATATAACAATGGATCAGAATGTAATAGACAAGTTAAGGAAAATATAATGGGATTGATCAAGCAAGCTGGTGATCTTGTCTATACATTTAGATTTTTAAGACTACTTACCACTAAATTTGAAGATACTGAAGCATATAAAGCTGGTATTATAGATGAAAATGGTAAGAGACTAAAATCATTTGATCTTAACACTATGGATAATAGAAATACATATAAAAACTATTATACTCCTTTTCACAGATTAGTTTTTAATATAAAAAAGATAATGGAAAAAGTCCCTGGAGGCGGTTCTCGTTTAGCTTCTTATGCAGCCGCGCTTTATCTTCTTAAAGAGCACTTCGGGGTCAAAGAAAAAGAAATTAAAAAATCTCTTAATGTAGACGCTCTTGATTTTATGTCAGAGCAAACCGAGTGGTTTTTATTAGAGAATAATCAGCTATCTCCTGGTACATATAAAGTGTTAAGTGATAAGCTGTTAAATGACACATATGACGAGGTAGTATTACCTAGAGATAAAGTAGTAGTAAGTGAGGATTGTTATCCTGTTGGAGAAATGTTTGGATTAAATATCTATGAAGTAACTCATTGTAAGACAAGAAAAAATATTTACGTAGCAGTAAGTGAGTTATCAAGATGAAACCAAGATGGAAAAAGGCTGGACCTAACGGTGAAATTGAAGTTACTATAAAGGGTCAGCGCTATAAAATAGAAAAGGCTTTAGATCATAACGAACGCCATAAAGGTGAATATAAGATTATGATGTGGGATAAGCGTAGAAGAGACTGGGAGTGGGATAACACAGTTCAAGGTAAAGGGTATGCCAAAGAACTTGTTATGGATAAACTTGACGAAAACTTTCAAGACGGTCGTAACCCTCAAGACAAAGGGGATAGCGCTAGACATGGTATTCCAAAGAAAGCGACTATTTCTCAGTTAATGAAGATTAGATCTTCTGATTCAGCAAGTAAGCGTAAGAAACAATTAGCGCATTGGCAGATTAACATGCGTAGAGGTAAGGCTAAAAACGAAGAAGCAACTACAACAGCTGCTATTCCTAACCCTATAGATACTGTACAGGGACCAAGAGCTAAAGAGATTAACGTAACAGATAGACGTAGACGTAAAGATAGATTACCCGTTCTTCTAAAGCGTTTTAGAAAGTATGTAGATAGTGATGGCTAAAATTTATATGTTTCTTTTTCTCGTCTCTCTGTTGAGTGGCGTAGGGTATGCAGGATATAGTTATTATATCTGGTCAGAAGAAACTATTGGCACTTTACGAGAAAATAATGTAAAATTGAAGTCAGCAGCAGAGACACTCCAGGCGACTGTAGAGAAAATGGCTGCAGATCAAAAAAAGAATGAACAATTAAATAAAGATTTAACCAAAAGATTACAGCAATCTCAAGAGCACCTAGATAAGCTTAGAGGAGTATTCGCTAAGATCGATTTGACTATGGAGGCATTAACAAATGCACAAGGACTTGAAGATAGGGTCAACAATGCAGTTAACAAACTTATTGGGCGGATCCAAGATGAAACTACTCCTCCTTCTGACAAGCCCGCTTCTACTGATGGGGTGTCTGGGGAGAACTCCGGAGGCTGAAGTAGTAGTAACTACTGAGTATCAAGAGCAAAATGTTCCTATTCAAGAACGACCAAAAGCAGTAGAGTTTCCTCCTGTTGATTGGTTCGTTATCACAGAAGAAAATTTAGATGAAAAGCTAGCTGAGATTAATACCAAGACTGGTAATGTAGTTCTATTTACTATTACTCCAAAAGGGTATGAAAATCTAGCTATTGGTATTGCTGAGCTTCGTCGCTATGTTAAAGATCAACAAGCGATTATTGCTTACTATGAAGAAGCATTAACTCCTTCTAAACCTGACGAAGAAAAATAAAATAATATTTCTTTCAAAACCACTGTAAATACCAGTTTCACTATCCCCTAAAGTAATATATACTACTACATTGTAAAAGACCACATACATCTATGTGGTCTGCAAATCTATTCGAAGAGGTCACCCTAATGTTAAAAGTCGTTCCATCCAACCGAGAAGTTGATACCAGACATGTAATGTCACAAACTAAATTCTATGAAGGTTATAGTAGATGGGATGATGATAAAGAGCGGTATGAATCTTGGGATGAGTCAGTTACTCGTGTAATGAATATGCATCGCGACTTCTATGCAGAGAAGATGTCACCAGAATTATCTTTGCTTATTGACGAAGCTGAATCTCTTTACAAGCTAAAATATACTCTTGGCGCGCAACGCGCATTACAGTTTGGAGGCGATCAGCTTCTAAAGCATCAGATGAAAATGTATAACTGTACTTCTACGTATGCAGATAGACCTAGATACTTTTCTGAGTTACTTTATATCCTATTATGTGGTGCAGGCGCGGGGTTCTCTGTCCAAAAGCATCATGTAGATAATATGCCAAACATCCAAGAGCGTAAGAAACAAGCTAAAGGATGGGTCGTAGAAGATTCAATCGAAGGATGGGCAGACGCTTTAGGAGCTCTTATGTCGTCATACTTTGTGGGTGGTGGTCAGTTCCCAGAAATGGAAGGGCGCAAGGTCTACTTCGATCTCAATCAAATTCGTCCAAAAGGTGCTATGATCAATGGTGGTTTCAAAGCCCCCGGACCTGAACCGCTCCGTAGGGCTCTCGATAAGATTGAGCACTTAATCCAATCAAGAGTATTATCAGGTGAAAGCCGTCTTCGTCCTATTGATGTGTATGATATCTCTATGCATGCAGCTGATGCAGTTCTTGCAGGTGGTGTACGTCGCTCTGCTACTATTGCTTTGTTCTCGTATGATGACGAAGAGATGATGAAAGCTAAGACTGGTAACTGGTTTATGGATAACCCACAGCGTGGTCGTTCTAACAACTCTGCAGTTATTGTGCGTGATGAAATCAGCAAAGAAGACTTCTCTAAGTTTATGAGCTCAATTAAAGAGTTTGGTGAGCCTGGATTCTACTTCGTCGAAGATAAAGACTTCACAAGTAACCCTTGTGTTGAGATTGGTATGTATCCTCAGATTGATGGTAAGTCAGGTTGGCAGGGATGTAACCTAACAGAAATCAATGGTGGTAAATGTAAGACACCAGAAGAGTTCTACAAAGCCTGCCGTGCAGGTGCTATTATGGGTACATTGCAAGCTGGTTATACTGATTTTAAATACTTAGAAGAAACAAGTAAAGATATCTTTGATAGAGAAGCTCTGCTTGGAGTTTCTATTACAGGATGGATGAACAACCCGGAGGTACTACTAAATGATGATATACAACGACAAGGCGCAAGTATTGTCAAATCTGTTAACGCTAAAGTCGCCAAACTTATTGGAATTAATGCTGCTGCCAGAACAACCTGTGTTAAACCATCAGGTAATGCTTCAGTACTATTGGAAACTGCTAGCGGTATTCATGCTGAGCACAGCCCTCGGTATCTGCGTCACATTCAGCTAAACAAAGAAACTGAAGTAGCTCAGCTCATTGCTAAGACTAATCCTTACATGGTAGAAGAGTCTGTGTGGAATGCTAATAACACAGATTATTGTGTAGCATTTCCGATCATTGCTCCAGAAGGATCTCTATTCAGAGAAGAGTTATATGGTACAGATCTGTTAGAGAAAGTTAAACTGGTTCAGAATAATTGGGTAGAAGCTGGTACAAATGTAGAGCTATGTGCTGATCCACGTATTCGCCATAACGTATCAAATACCGTAACTGTTATGCCTCATCAGTGGTCTCAAGTAGAAGATTATGTGTTCGATAATCGTCATTCGTTTGCTGGTATCTCTTTCTTAGCAGGTATGGGTGATAAAGACTTTAATCAAGCTCCAATGACAGAAGTTTTAACAGAAGAGCAGATAGTAACGAAATATGGAAAAGCTGCTCTGTTTGCTTCTGGTTTGATTGTAGATACACGTAAGTCTGGTTTCCGTGATCTATGGGATGCTACTATGCAAGCTCAGACTCCAGCTGAATATAGAGGAGAGATCTCTGATCTTAATGCAGAGTGGATTCGTCGTTTCAATAAGTTTGCTAATAACTACTTTATGAATGATACAAAAGAAGCAGAGTATTGTCTCAAAGATGTATTCTTACTACATAAATGGACTAAAGCTCAACAGAACTTATCTCCTATTGATTTTGTATCGCAATTAGAGGTTAAGAAGTTTACCGATGTTGATACTATTGGTTCAGCGGCATGTGTAGGAGGTGCTTGTGAGATCACTTTTTAAATGGATAAGCTTGTTACGTAAAGAGGGTGGCTCATGGTCTCCCTTTATACTATTTCTTAATGCATGGCACAATAACAAGCTCTGGCATCCAGAAGGTGATTGGCCATATGATATGAAAAAAAGAGACAAAAGTAAACATCGCCTATATACATCTAAGTATGAAGACATGTGTATGTAGGAGGTCATATGGAAGAAGAGTATTGGACTGAATGTGATGCCTGTGATACAGAGTCACAGGTTATGGTAATAGATAGTGAGGAGATACCTCAGTTTTGTCCAATGTGTGGATCTCCTATGGATTTTGAAACTGTAGAAGAATGATAAATAATCCCATCGAAAGGTGGGATTTTTTTTATGTGGTACTATGAAGATAATTTGTATGAAGATACTCCAGAAGAGTATCAAGGGTTTGTATATCAGATAACCGAACTAGATACAGGTAAAAAGTATATCGGTAAGAAGTTCTTCTGGAGGCCCAAAACACTTCCTAAAACTAAAACACGTAAGAGAAGAGTGAAAACTCGTGTAGAATCTGACTGGAGGTCTTACTATGGTAGTT